ACCAGGCCCATGGTAGGATTAGAAAAATTGTTTGAGATTAAAAAACTTGATAGTTTTGAAGAAGGATTAAGCAATTTAGCAGTTACTTGTTTGAGAGTTGATTTCATATTTCAGGTGGTTAAAGATCAGTTAAGTTCTGATAAGATTCTTAAACTTTTTGGATCTGCTGGGAATCTAATCAGTTCTCGCTTAGAGTCTTTCTTTCTTGAAACCTGCTTGGAATCTCCATTTGATAGTTCTGAAATGAGAATAGGACCGGTTAACATAGTTTCTGATTTCTGGAATCAGCATGAAGAGTTCAGAGGCTTCTGGTGGGAGTTGAGTAAAATGGGATTCTCTCCTTGCGTATCTATCGTTTTCCAAAATTGTGAGGAAGAATGTTTTTTCATAGACTATCATCTCGGCTTGAAAGGAGAGTTGATAAGAGACAGTATGCATTCAGAGAATTTGTGTGAGGAGGATTTCGTCTGTATGGTTCTTATGAAAGTGATGATAGAATCAAAATTGCTCAATCTTGAAGAAATTCATTTCAGAACAGCGAATTTGATCTGCCAGCATTTGGTCAAAGTGGATGGAATGATGAAGAGAATATCAAGGTCTTGGAGGAACACGTACTTCTCTGGAAAGAAGAAAACAATACTAAGCGAATGCGATAGTGATTATTCTAGCTCAGATGAAGAGACTGTAGTCATGGAGGAAAGCCTTTCATCTTACCACTTCAAAAACAGAGATTTTCTGTCTAGATATGGAGTTGAAAGAAATCCAGGACCAAGTGATTATGAGACTCTGTCAGCTGAATCAAAAATATCAGTTAGCACTTTTGAGAGTGGTCTAAGCACTCTTTCAGTTGTTTGCCTTAGATTAGATTTCTGCGAGTCTGTCATAAGGGATATTCTTGAAAAAGATGAACTAATATCAATCAAAAACAAAATTGATTTAGTTCTGAATTCTGATTTAAGGAATTATCTTTCAACGAATTGCCATATTAACTCTGTTTCCATGGCAAGATTTCCAATAAGGGAAATAAATATATGGCCATCCGGAATGATCGTTGATCTATGGAGACAAGATTTGTCTTTGAGTGGATTATGGAGTTTGAGAGTGATCAGGCTTGAGAGAAAAGAATCAGGAAGGCTTACAGTTAAAATTAGTCGTCAAGGTTCAGTTGAAGACATTGATTGCATGTCTCTCATAGTCATGAGAATACTCATAGATTCAAATCTTGTAGACTTAAAGAAAATCTCTTTTAAGGCTCTTAGCATTCTTGCTAAAAGATCAATAATTAGTAGCAAGTTCATTGAGTCAGTTTATCATGAATGGTTGGATGAAAGCTACGACAGGACATGCGAATTCTTAAGGAAAAATGAAACTGAAATTCTAGCACTTGACAAGCTAAAGAACGTTATAGATCAGATAAGTTCAAGGCAGAGTAGTAGCATAGAACCAACATTGACAGAGTATCATTTCCTTAATAGGGAATTTTTATCTAGATATGGCGTCGAATCTAATCCAGGACCATATGATCAAGATCCTGATTATGATGACTTGAATAGCGAGAATTTTCAAGCTGAGCTAGCAAGTAAAGTTCTTGAAGACACAGAGCCATTTAGTCTCTCTGATATTGATGATATTATCAAAACTCTGTCTTCAGTTGTTGATACTGATTCTTATCTTAAGGCCTATAGGAAATTCTCTTCAATAATGAGCAATAATGATTTACTTTCGAAAAGATTCGACGTCATAGATCATCTAGGAGGTCTTCTTCATGAGGCTAAAAGACTTTGTATGTTAGGATACGACATACTCATGATTGAAGGCTCGAATAAAGAAGGAATAAGAACTCATGATGATATAGACCTTGTTGTTCGAAGCTCAGGTGTTGTCAAAACATATATATTTTTTGACTACCATCGCGGCCAAGGAAAAACAAAAAGAGTTGGAGACTTCACAGTTAAGTATGAGGGTCTTCATGTTGAGAGCAAACTTGCCAAGCTACGGTTGAATTCTTTTGTTGATATCAAATGCGAGCATTATATATTGACATCAGTAGATAAGATAGATTTCCCAAATTTCAGATCTATAGTCATTGACACAGAGTTCAAAACGAGGTTGATGCAGAATGAATTCGATCTAGCTGATAGCATGATTTCACTTATGAGAAGAACAAGTTTAAAGGACTTCAAGGCAGCAAGACAAGAGTTTTTCGATACTGTTAAATCAGAAACTGAAAAAGATCTAGAGAAAAACATATACAAAAAAGAAGGATTTAATATAAAGTCAGACAAAGTGCTTCTAGAAAAAGTTATTAAATGTGCTGGCACCAATGAGTTCTATGATGATGTAGTCAAGGAGTTAGGCGAAAAAGTTGGAGGTGACTACTATGAGTTGTATAAGCTGAACGAAAGCTTTGAAACCAAACCTTCTATTAAATTCCCTAGATTTTCGGCGAGGACGTCGGCATACAAGGAAGATGAAGAGATACTCAGATTACTTAGTCTATCTACTGAGGATTTTCCAAAGGAAGTATACAAAGCAATGTTAGGATCTTCTGAGATTATGAAAATAGAAAAAATAAAACTTTTATCTCAGAGAGATGGTCATATAGTGTCAACAACATCTAATACTTGCTACAGGATAGTTTTCACTTCTGATAGGAACTTTTACTCATATAAAAAAAGACTTGAAGAAAACAGATGGGAGCATGAAATATCTGATTGCGAAAAGTCTATGAAATATGACAATGACACTATGATGAGTTCAGATGAAAATAGAAGCGTTTATTCAAGTGATCTAGACTCAATGATCAATATGTCATTTTCAAGTGATGGGATAGATGACATGTGCAGATCTGTTATGAAAAAAACACTTAAGACAGTGTCAGAAACGAAACTTCTTGATTTGGTTGAATGCAATCAGACAATTTATGAACACATAGCTCATGGAATTAAAAAATCTAGGTTTAACAAAAAGAAATCGTCTGTTATGGGCAAAAGCATTAACATATCAATTTCAGTTGATTCGAAACGTGAATTTTTAGTTATTCAAAATCTTTGTAGCACTATCAAGAAAATAGTCGAAACATGTGTCTATGTGGTTGGAAATACCATAGATGATGACACATCTGTCATTATTCCTCATTCAGATTTTGGTACTCAGATGATTTTTGTTTCACCGGACGAACTTAACTGGGGAAGTATTTCTTTTCATAAATTTGTCAGTATATACACTATGATGTCTGACATGAGAATATGTGGTAAAGACAGTAAAAGTGAGGTTGAGCCAAATTATCTTTATCTCTACTGTCTTATGATGACAAATAAAATGAAGTTTTCATCGATAGCTGATTTGACTAGATACATCAGCATAAATTCAACTGGAATAAGCATTGGTAGTTCAGAACTGCTTAAATCAGCTTTCGAAACAGATGGATATATGCCAAAGTCTATATGCGAAAAAATATATATAGCAAGACTGATAAAGCTAGGTTTTTTCTGTGAGGTGATAGAAGGATCATCTGCTAGACCAAAGCTTTTAGGGAACTACAGGAGTTTGAACTGGTTCTCAAGGCAGTCAAAGGAATCAACTGATTCCACTATCTGGAAACTAGCAATGCCTTATGAACAAGTGTTTTTGCCAGTAGACGAGAACATGTTCAATGCCATGTATGTTTCCAAGTTTCTTTATCACGAGCATTCAAACACACTAATGAGAGAATGCAAGATAATGATGAAGGAAAAGAATTTCTGCAATTCATTTCTGCTTCAGCATAAAAAAGGAACACTTTGGAGGTTGTTATCTGAAAAAACTAGCGGAAGACGGCTTGATATAAGAGACATATTGTCATTTATGAAAGACGAAACAGAGATTGGCTTTGGAAGATTCAACCCTAGGCCATCTTACTCTTTCTTTTCAGCAGGAAGCAATATAATTAGGCTTGATGAAGCTAGACCAGATGGAGGAACGCGAAGTGACAGCAGTAAGATGAGCGATCTTATCGATGAAAATGACAGCTTCCCATACATGAAAAATTTTACTGTTAGAAATGTTCTGAACAGCAGAGGTTCTATGTCTTCTTGCAGAGATGGCTGTTTCAGAACTCAAAAAATAGAAATTGAAGAAGACGTTGTTGATGAAAAAGGAGCGAGGAGGGTCAAAAAGAACATAACTATGAATCAGACTGATAAATGTTGGTCAACTAGTCTCATCCAAGTTTCCGATTTTATAAAAGATGTAAAGCCATGCAGAGTCTTCGATGACCCAGTTAATCACAAAGGTAAATTCGAAGAAAAGAGGAAAGTTGACACTGAAATAATCAAAAACTTAAGGACAACATCTGATTCTTTGCTCGGAACACTTGTTTTCATAATCTTCTGCGTTCCACAGTACATATCGAGAGCCATAGATAAGAATGGTAGAGGAAGTGGTTGCTCATATAGAGAGGTTCATGTTCTGAATGCAGTTATGAGAATAGGCTGCTTCTTCGGTGAAAGCTTTGCAAGAGGTATAAGATCGAATTATGCTTCATGCGGCATACACAGCAACGTCATGGAAAGAAAAGATAAAGATTCTATAGCGGAGTCTTTATTCTTTTCTTACAACAAGAAGAAAGATTCAGATCCAACAGAAGAAACAAAAATATTCTTCGATAACGCTGATTGCAGCAAATGGGGTCCCAGCATGTTAGCTTATATGCTTTATTTTCACACAGCTGTAAGAGTGAAGGAAAGCAACTACAGGCATTTACTTAAATGTCATTTTGGCTTGCTTTCATGCAAAGTTTTCAAGCTTCCTGATCAGCTTTCTCAGAAATTGTGCGAAAAAACAAGAGAGAAGGCAATAGAAGAACTGTTTCAAGAATTTTTTGAGTCGAGCGAAGTCTTCAACAAAGAAGATTTATTCTTGATCAATCCTCAAGGCATGGGGCAAGGCCTATGTGGAAACGGCAGTGGATTGATACAAGATGACATACTATATCTTCTGAAACTTTTCAAGGTTTCATCATACCAGTCAATATCTCTTAACGTAGATTTTCTTAGCACATCTGACGATTATACTCAATTCTACTCATTCAAGAGTGCCGAAATGATATCTAGGAAGATAATGTCAGAGACCACAATCTTGACCGCTCACTTTCAGAAATCATTAGGAATTGAACGTAACATGAAAAAATCTACTAAAAATGAACGCAAGATGGAGTTCAATTCTGTTTTTAGAACCAAAAACGGTACTTACAATGCAGAGATTAAAATAAGAAATAGTTTCATAGACTCTTGTCACGATTATGATTTGGCAAGCATGGCAGTTCATGCACTCGAAACATCAAAAGAGGCTCTAAGGAAAGGCCTAGGATTAATTGGTTCATCTTGGATACATCTTCTAAATAATCACATAGTTTTGATACAAAGTGGGATGATAACAAATGCTAGGAGTCAAAATTTTTCAAGGTGTCATATAACCCCTGTTGAACTTGGAGGTTTGTTTAGAGTTGATCCACTAAGACATGGTCTTCTCGGTAAAATGTACTCTTATTTCGAGAATTATTTTCAATATAATCCATCTTGGAACAGTGAAAGTGATGAAGTTTCTAGAGAAATAAGTGATAAATTTATTAGAGATTCAGCACGTCTACAGTCAATAATACAGTCATTCAGCAGCGATGACACTGGTGAAATAGACTGCGATTTGATAGAAAAGGTCGATGAAACTGTGAGGATAAAGTTACCTAGAATATCTAGGTCCGGTGTTGTTAGTCTTTGTAATAGAAAAACAAGAGAATCTAGACACCTAGAAGAAATAATAAGGTCAATAGATCCAATGGAGTTTGCTAAATTGACTGATGGCAGGATGAAGAATTCTTATCTAGCTATGCTATGTTCACTGCCATCAAGACTTGTAGAAACAGTTAGTCATTCTGACACATGCACTCGTCTAATAATGCCTCAGACACCATCTGAATCACAGATTTACAAAGTAAACTGTGTAGCGCTTAAAACGCTTGGGTTTGACGTCGATAGAAGAATGAGCAGAAAAGACATAATTGAAGCTGCTATGCTCTACAAATGTCCTGATGACATAGAAATATGTCCAGTAAAAATAATGAATGTTGAGCTTTTCATAGAGAAAGTTTTCGAAATGAAGGATAGTCTTAGAAGCATTAATCCATTTAGACAAAAGAACGGTATATTGCACTATGATCTGGCATATGTGAATAGAAGGAATGTTTCAATATATCATAATTTTGATTATGGTATAGATGGAAGCAGGAATGATGCGATAAGGGTTTTTCAGAACGAGAACATGCCAAAGATCTGGGGTGGTAGCAAAGACATACATCCATATGACTATCTTAATGCTGTTGAAGTGATAAAAGCTCGAATCGAAAAACTCACAGTTGTGAGAGGCTCTTTCATAGTTCCATTTGTTTCGTCTGACCTGGATTCACCAATCGTAGATAAAATCCTTAGTAATTTCATAGAGGGGTCAAAACTGATTGCTTCCAAATCAATCTCAATAACGTCCAGCAACTCATACTTTGTAAGATTAAAGAGAAATTTGGATGAAATATACTCTGGATCAGTTCCTACGGATGACTCCATAGGAGAGATTGATGAACAGAATGTGTCTAGGAAAAGAAACATAGATGTTAGTAAACTTGTTCTTCAGAACCATAGCATAAAGGAATCAATGAGAGAGGAATTGGTTAAAAAGCTTTATGA